TGGAACTGCTGGAGGCACAAATGATATGGGATTCTCTGCGCTGGTGACTCGAGAGGTTGTCTATGAATTGTGTGGTGTAGCAAGTGAGTTGGAAGCACCTGAAGTGACTATTTCATTGAGTGATGTTTGCACTCCAAGATGTCAGATGGGAGAAGTTCCATATGAGCATATTGGAGTGTTGAACCAATCATGGATGATGACTGGTATGGTGAAGACAATGTTGCGTGAATCTCCAATTCATGACATGGTTACAGTGCATAAAACTGCACCTGCAAGACTCAAACCACTGACGGTAAATGGAAAGCGTATATCGCCGATGGTTGAAGGTTTGCCTGGAGCGTTTGATGCAAATACACCAATGGATAATGCTTTGCTTGCTGAATGTACACGATGTGTTGCTGAAATGATCGCACAGCATGTGAGTGAAGAAGATCTAAGTATGCTGACAGAAAGCGAAGCAGTGAATGGGATTCCAGGTGTGGAGTTCATTGATGCTCTTAATATGGGGTCTTCGCCTGGATTTCCTTTGTCCAAGATGTCACCGGGATCAGGAAAGCGGCATTTGTTTGAAGGAGAACTGCCAAATGCAACAATTGGAGATGGTTTGTTGAGAAATGAGTTGAACAAAATTGACTCAGCTCTTGAACAACGCCGGATCCCTGAAGTGTATTTTGTATGTACTCTTAAAGATGAACGTCGCTCTTTGGAGAAAGTGGCAGCTGGAAAAACTCGAGTGTTTGCTGCTTCAAATGTGGCTCATGTTATCAGGTTTCGACAGTATTTCTTGCGATTTGCTGCCGCATACATGAAGCATCGGAAACAATTGGAGCATGCAATTGGAATTGATGTGTATTCACTTGAGTGGGAAATGCTTTTGTCTTCAATGAAGACTCACGGCTCTAAGTGGATGGCACTTGACTTCAAGGCCTTTGACAAGACTATATCTAGTCAGATGATGTGGTCTGTGTTTTCGGTTGTGAAGCAAGTGTTTGACATTTTGGGGCGTGAGAATTCATATAAGATGGAAGCATTGTTTGCTTGTGTTGCTGAACCTCGTTATATCATATATAACGATGTTTGGCAAATGAATAGAACTCATCCTTCAGGAGAACCCATGACAGCGATCTTGAACTCTATATTGGTCTCTGTACTCTATCGCTATTGCTTTACGCAAGTGGCAAGAAG